TACATCATCTGCTCGTTCTTGTCCACCAATAGGTACAAAACCACCTTCGTTTCTATAATCTTTTTCCATACCACCCATGTCCATGAGCCCACCTTCTTGAGCATTTCTTCTTAATCCATACATAGCTGACAATGCAGCTGCTCTATGGTCTTCATCGTTGCCTCCACCAGCATACCCAATTCTTCCGCCCATAGCTTTGTCCTCTGGTGGATCATACTTTGGATCAATTCCTACGCCTTTTTTAAGATCTTCCATTTGTTTTAAAAGTTTTTTAATTCTTTCCCATCTCTCTTCAATACTCATTGAAATACCCACCATGCTATCATCTTTACCATTTTTACCTTCAGAATATCTTATTCTTCCGCCATCAGCCTTATAGGGAATGTCTGGAAATTCACCAAGCCATCTATCTTTTTCTGCTTGATGCCATTTCCAATATTCATTTTCATCATCTTGTTTTCCTTGAAGAAGTGGTAACATTGACATTAAACCTATTGATTTCCAAGGGCTTATATTTTTCAAACCCCATGCTTTACTAGGATCGCTTAATAATAATTTTCCTAGCCAGCCTGTACCTGTACCACCGCCCAGTTTAGGAGAACCCTGTGGCATTCCACTTCCTATCAATTTAGTTCCAAGGTTACTAAGCCAACTACTTCCAGCTCCACTACCAAACATACCTGTTCCATAACCCAGTGCAGCCATCAAAGCTAGTTTACCTGCTTTGCTTTTTGAGAATTTTTTAAGTCCTCTAGTTATACCTTTAAAAGGTTTTAAAATTCCTTTAACTAAATCTCCTAAAAAATATCCTTGTCTTAAATCTGTTATTCCACCACCCGCGTATCCTATTCTTCCACCATCCGCTGCGAATTGATGTTGCATAAATCCATCTTTATATGACCAGCCTGGTCCAGAAGTTGGCTTACCTCCTGGATAGTATCTATTAAAGGCATCTTGTGACAGAGCAAATTGAAAAGGATCATCTGCTTGAGTACCTGTATCTGGAACAACAGGAATATCTGGATCTGGTTCTGGTTCTACTGGTAATGTAGGTTCAGCACCAGCAAAACAATATGCAGGAGGGTTAGGTCCTTTACAAGGATCTGGATCATATTCTGGACCGCCTTCACCTGGACCACCTGTAGGTGGACCTTTTGCTCCATAAAAAGCTTTTTCAAAATCAGATTGAGATAAATAATCTTGACCATAGTATCCTGCCATATCTCTTAATCTATCTGTATCAGTTTGAGATATATTACCCATTTTGCTTAGGGAATGCATTGGACTTAAATTAGCTAAATCTGAAATACTTATACCGAACTCTTCTTTAAAATCTTCTTCAGTCATTCCTCCTTGAAGCATGGCCATAAGAGCTGGCTGAATTGGTTTTCCTCTTGCATAATAAAACATGTTTCTTAATATGTCTTTTTTACGTTTGTCTGAAACCAAACTTTTATATTTATCTTTCAATGTTAATTTTCGATCATCAATTCTTGTTTCTGGATCTTCATCTTGAGAACTTCCCCACCACTCTTCAGGTGGCGGTTTCACAAAGCCAAAACCTGGTACTTTAGTCGCGAATCTACTTTCTGTCCCCTCCAGCAGATTTCTAATCTTCAATCTCTCTATATCTCTTTTATCTAAAGCTCTATTTATTGTTGATCCATGATGTTCAACTCCTATTCCTCTTGCTTGTGTTTCTCCTGGCGAAAAACCAAAATCTGGTGCTGGTGCTGGTGCTGGTGTTGCTGGTCTTGATGCAGCTCGTCTAATTCCTGTCTCTCTGGCAGTTTCGCCACGCATCCCACCAGTTCCACTTGTTCCTGGTGACATACCTCGTGGATCAGAAAATCTACCTTTATAACCAGGTCTCCCTGGTCCAGGTTGAACGAGTTGTCCATTAGCATATCCAAGTCTCGCGATTCCGCCATCGGCACCAAAAATTCTTTCTAGGATTGTTTTTTTTGGAGGAGCCTTTATAAGCCCTGCCTCTATCATTTGGTCAGTTGTAATTTTTGGAGTACCATGTGTTAAGCCTCTTGATTGTTTTCTTAAAGAAGGTTCAAATATATCAAAAAACTCTTTCTGTTTTGCTGGTGTGTCTAATCCTTCAGCTATAAATTGTTTTTCTAAACCCATCCCTGGCCAATCAGTAATATTTTCTTTAAATTGCTCATAGTTAACTAATCCAGATACTGGCATATTAATATCCGCATAAAGATTACTAGTATCAATACCTGCTAAACCACCATTATAATCATCATCTATTGGTTCTCCAGTTCTAGGATCTATTCTATTTTTTGTTCTCTTGGAGAATATATTTTTAAGATACAGATCCTGTACATTTTTTCTAATCTCATTCATATCAAGATCTTTAAGTATCTCGTTACGATCAGGTACGGGAGTGACAGGTGGTTTTGTATACGCAAACGGAGATTCTCCACCCGTTGTAACTGGTGGTGTCCATAAAGCATCTTCTGCTCCACCTCTCATACTTGGAGGTACTGTTTCTGTTCTTCCTATAGCACCACGTGATGCTTGTAGAGCAGCTGCTCTTTGAGCTGCTTGTCGTTCAAAACGTTCTCTATCAGAAAAACCGCCATCACTCCTAGTTGCTCCACCTGCTGGTCCTTTTGCTCTCTGTTCTTGTGCTCGCATTCCAGTAAAAAATCCAGTTCTCATAATCCCACCATCAGCCATACCTGCTACAGCTTGTTGTTTAAATTGTTCAATTGACATTGGTACAGCTTCTGGATGCATTTCTTGTAATTCAAATACATACTTATCATATTCATCTTGTAATATAGGATCAGCAGAAGCCATTCTCATGTCCCCAGATCCTCCTGTTAACTCTTCTCCTATTAACGTTTCCACGTCAATTCCTTTCGCTGTAAGAGTTTGTATTAACCCTTGTAATTCCATTTTTTCTTCTTCTGATAAAGGTATATCTTCTCTAACTTTTTCAAGGAGTTCTAAAACACGGTTGTATTCTCCACCGGCAATTTGATTTGGAGATTTAGGACCTTCATCACCTGAATAGGTAATGTCCAATGCTCCCGCGTCTAATGATGATATTCCTGTGTTATCTATAGCCATAATTTTGTGTTAATTGTTAAAGGCAGGAATTTCACCTGGGTTTATAATATTACTTGTTTTTCACAAGTAAATCAAGTCTAGGATGTAACTACTCTAGGCTTAATTTCGAGCGCAGACAATACGACATGTAATCTATTTGCCGCTGCTGCGGTTACTTTTAATACTTCGCTCTCTTGTAATACAAGAGGTGCTGATAATAATTCTGATGTGGCATTAGCTGATATAGCTTTAGTCTTAAAAAGGCTAAAAACAGCGTCATCTGTGTCTGTAATAGTTGCCGTTATAGTATCCGCGTTTCCTGAATCTTCAGACACGAGTATAGATTTAATAACAGCGGTCGTTGCCGATGGTACTGTGTACAAAGTCGTAGCTGACGTACTCGTTAAATCTACTTTTTTGTTTACGAACGTATTAGCCACTATGCCATAAAGAAGCTTTCCGCTTCTGCCTCGTCTTTTAAATCCTGTTGAAAGGATGTGTTTAATTTTTGTATAACACTATCAACATCTCTAACAAATGATTGTTGTATTCGTTGATCATATTTCTCTAGTGGTTGTGTTAATGATTGTACGATTCTAGCCACTGAATCCTCCGTTTCTATAAAGATTTATAAGTCCGCCGTTGGCCGTTATTTGCCTAATATCTTTAAATTTGTCTCCTTTAAAAATTTGCTCCCATTCAGAGTCTCGAATAGAATCAAAAGTTCCTGCTGGAACCATTCCTTTTATCTCTTCAGCACTTCCTCCTACATTTCCAACTTGTCCTAGGGCTTTTAATGTATTGTACTGAGGTCTCGTGACTTCTGCTCTATGTCCTTTAATATCGCTGAACTCATCCCCCGTAATAAGTTTATTTAAATCTACGTCACCCATAGCAATTTTTTGTGCGGTTGTTAATCCTTGTGAAGCAATACGTTCACTAGGATCCGTTGGAACTCTATCAGCCTGAAGCCCTAATTTATTAAAAGCAGTCATGTCCACAGGTTTCCTAGAAAATTTGTTCATAGCCCATCCCATTGGATCAATTCCAAACATAGATGCAATACCTAACAAAGGATTAAGAGCACCTAGTCCTAATTTTTTCATTGCATAGTTTTTTGCAAAATTAAGAGCTATTCTTTTAGGATCAAGCATTCCTCCTTCTGTTGGTACAAAACTTTTCTTAAGTCCACCTAAAAGGCTTCTCTCTAAACCTGTTTTTGGTATTAAATTTCTAAGACTACTTATACCTCTACTAAGTAAATTTGTTTTTATGCTTCGTGGATCTGTTTTTGTTAACAATCCCTTTTCCATTGCATCTTGTATTTCTTTAGAACTATATCCTCGTTTAGATAAATCTTCTACCTTGTCCCAGTCCTGCGATCTTTCCCAATCTTCTATTGTTTCTTTTTCTGTTCTTAGATCAGGTTTAACAGTTTCATAACCTTCACCAAACTTGTTTAGATCTAATTGTGTTGTATCATCTGGAATATAATCCATTTTTTCTAATGCCTGATCTCTGATCAGTTTTGTTATTTCAGCTTTCTTTTTATCGAATTTTGGTCCTCCATGTAGAGATGGTCCAATAGATTTAATTTCTTTTTTAGGTTCAAACGTTACATCCCCAGGTACAGTCTCTGTTACTGGATCTGGATCTTTGTAAATTTGTTTTGGTCGATCTATTATTCCTTGAATAGGACCTGCAATAGTTGCAGCAGCTTGTTGTGCAGCAGCTTGTTGTGCAGCAGCTTGTTGTGCAGCAGCTCTTCGTTCAGCTTCTCGTGCAGCTCTTTGTGCAGCTTGACGATCTCCGCCTCCGCCGCCTCCGCCGCTTGAAGGTGCGCCTGAATGTGATACACCTGGACTCCAACCTTGATAACCAGGTCTTCCTGGTCCAGGTCTTACGAGTTGTCCTCTAGAATAATATTGTCTAATACTTTTATCTATACTCATTATCTTCTTCCATCCGGTTGTATATCTAATCTAAAAGTTCCAAGTTTCCAGTGTTGTCCTGTACTTGTATTGTCAACCTTTAAAGATATAGCTCTTGCTCTTGCACGTGTATCTATCTTATCTGTAGTTGTTGAAGATGTAAAGGGTCCAAGTGAAGAACTTGCCTGTGAATCTGTTGGATAATTTTTTAAATTTAATGTAACTCTTGCATCTCCAGTTTGTTGTAAAAAGTCTGGTAGCACTCTTCTAATTTTCATTATATATTCACCATCTCCTCTTAAATCTGCTCCACCGCCTTGTACCGCTGATATATCAAAATCACCAGATTCTATACTTGCAGCAATTGCTGAAGAGGATCCTGCTTTAATTTGATTTACTCCTGTTTCATGTTCATAGTAAGTTGTGACACCATCAGTATTTCCAACAGTTGAATCACTGGTTGCATCCGAATCATATTCAGTTCCGTGTGGTTTACCAAATATAGAAGAGTCCGCCCAAGTAGATCTTGCTAGCGTGCTTGTAGTCCATACAGGTCGCTCTGGTGTTGAATCCATATAATTGTAAGTTACCGATCTGTTATTAGATGCAGCTCCACTTCCTGGATAGAACCAGGTTACTTCGCCGAACAGATTATTTAATCCTGCATAAATATGTTGTCTAGGAACTGTATTAATATCATCATAAACATAGTCTTCAACAAGACAAGCTAATGATTCTAGTCTACCTGTATATCTAAAGAAACCATTCTCTGACATCCAGTAAGCAGAACCGTCAACTTCAACAGCTGCATTCTTACCAATCAATCCACAGTTCGTTCCAACTTGTTGAAATGAAAATACGAAAGGTGCACCAACAAATCTCATAATAAATAAAGATGTATCAGTCCAAACGTAAATAGCATCCCGACCTCTAATCGCTGCCACGATCCGTGTTCCGTCGGCCAGTCTTTGTGTACCAGCAGTATTGGTTGCTGAAGGCGCGTACGAAGTTGAAGCATTAATTGATTCTTGATCTGACCAACGTATGTACATATCGTCTTGAGTTGATGTTGTACCAATAGTTGTTTCAGTACCAAAGAAAACTAAGTGTCTATCGGGAGTTGATACTAATGTCTGTATCGCTGCAGTTGGAGCATTGGCAACAATCGTTGCTCTAGTTGAAGTTGCTCCAGTTGCATCTGAATCCCATTCAAAAGTTGCACCATCAAATATAGTTGCAATAAGTTTATTTCCAAAATTGTCCAAAGACCATAGACCAGGAGCCGTGACTACGTCTCCAGTTTGCGAAGCACCCCATTTAGTATAATCAGATGCATCGGTAACCGTTGCTCCATCAGAGTGAGATGCTGCGGTTGTATTATCTGATCCTCGAGTTAGTCCTGATAAAGTTCCTGTTCCAGTAGTATTTGTTGTATAAGCAATACGCTCACTGTCTATTAAGACAGTTCCTGAAGCAGGCATTCCTGCAGAATTATCTAAAACAATACTAGATGAACCTGAAGTTAATGCTCCGTCTAGTGTATCTGTAATTTCTCCAGAAACTGTACCACCCCATTGACCAAGTCCCCAACCAGCAGCTGATTCTTCAACCGCAGGTCCTATTGAATAAAAATGTTGAACTCTTATTCCACCAGAAGTACTGGCTCCTGATCCTGATTCATTCGATCCCATTTCAACGGTAATTGTTGTAGCAGTTGGAACGGATGCCACCATAAAATTAGTGTCATCAAAATCACCAGAACTAAAATTAGAATCAGTAATGGCAGTAAAATTGTCTAAACGAACGATATCGTATTTAGTAATGTTATGATCAGATGCAAAAGTGATTGTAACTGTTGCATCACCGTTCGTTGTTGTAAAAGCGCTGGTTAATGTTGTTGTAGCTTTAATTGGAGTAATGTCATAAAAGACACCTCCAGAATATACATATAAAAATCTGTTTGTACCAATTGCTGCGTACTTAATACCGCTGGCATTAACAAAATGATGCAGCGCTGTGTTTCTTCCCGTAAGAGTATTGTCTCCTAATTGAGCCCAGCCTCCTATTTTTTCAGGTGTGCCATATCTAAAACGAACATAGTCACCACCAACCCATTGGCCCTCGCCGCCCGTTGCTGTGACTTGTTTATTAAATCCTGGCTGAATGTTAATTTTTTGTAGCATAATTATCTCGCGTTATTTGGTACTCCGTTACTGTTCACAAATGGTGATTCGGCAAAAGCCATGTAGATGTATGTTCCTCCATCAGCATTGGTAGAACCAGCAGTTGCTCTAATTTTCCAACCATTAGATACAAAATCTCCTCTATCTGAATCTCCTTCAGCATCATTTATATTAGGATTTAGTTGATGAGAAATTTGGTTAAAAACACTCCTTTTATGATCAAATATAGACCAATTAGCTGTGCTATCTGTTCGTTTGTATATAACCATTGCAGGTTTAAATCCCATATAAATAAATGGACCATCTGCGTTTCCATCCCCAGTATAGTATCCCATTTTTGAATATCCCTGAATTGATCTCCAACACAACAAAATATAAGTACCAGCACTTCCATTCATTGATGTATTATCGCCTATTGTAAGAACTGTGCTTGTAGGAGCAACATCATTCCAATAACCAGCAGAATCAGCTGTTGCATCGGTTTCATTTAAAACTAGTGCATCTGTTTCTGGTGCTGATGTATTTTTATGATGATAAACTGCCCAATCCGCAGTTGCATCTCTACGTTTTATCATCATAACTTCAGGCACTCCACCAAGACCGTGTCCTAAAGTTCTAACCACTCCATCGCCCGTATACGTTGTTATGGAAAAACCTGCTGTAGTATTTGGTGCATTTAAAGTTTCTATATAACCATCAGTATTAGATGCACCACTTGAATTATTTGCCTTCCAGCACCAAGCTACGTAAGTATTAGTATTTGTATTAAAATTAGCGTTTGTACCTAAAGTAAATCCATTACTATCAAATGATTGTAGTGAATTAGCGGCAGTAGTTTCACCCTGGTCTAAATTAGCATGAACATATTTAGTTGCTTGAGATACTGCGTTAGCAAGGTTATGTTCGTTGGTAGAATTACGATTTTTAATCCAGACTAAATCTGGTTGCATGGTTGTATCAGTAGTATCAAAAACAATTCCAGTATCATCGGTTCCATTTCCGGTATATAATTTAATTCTAAAATGCGCTTCTGGATCGTCTATTGATGTATAAGCTGCCATTTAACCTCCATCACTTCCTAAATTTTTTGTGCATAACGCAAGATAACCTGATGGTACTGCATACTCGAAATCTCCATAACCATTTGCATCAGAAACACTTGATGAATTAGCATAAGATGGATTACCAAAATTACCTGAAATTGTTGCTACGTTAGTATTATCTGAACCAGCTGTAAAAACATAAAATCCTCCTGGAGTTGCTGGAGCAACGATTGCTCTTGCACCTGTTCCTGTTGCACCGCTTTCAGGATCTCCAGAATTAATATAAGTACCGTTTTTATGCCAATAAAGTTTTAAATTATCTAAATCCATGGCTACGCCTATAATATCATTTGTAGTATAAGTACCTTGACCTCCTGAACTGCCATCATTTGCTCTATACTCACCACCATTTGTATATACTGCTCCACTAGCAGCGTATCCAGCATAAGGATTAGTACTTCCATCAGAACCAAATTCTCCTGTGTTAGCTATTCCAACAGCAGCACTTCCCATTGCAGTTGGTTTAAATTCTGCATACCACTTTCCTGCAGTAGCTCCTAATGTTGAATAAGCTTGAGGGTATCTTAAATAATTTGCATCTGTATAAGAAGTCACTATATTTACATTTCCTTCTGAATAAGCAACAACTCCTCCAGATTGTCTAGAGGATGTTAAGGAATTAAAAGTTGCAAAATTATTAGTCGGTGTATCTGTAGCTTGATTAGTTGCACCAATATTAGTTTCTGTAAAATCATTTGTGTTTCCACTTTCGTCATCGCCTAAATCTCCACTATCTTCAAAGTCTAAATAGAATCCATTGTTACCAAAAGTTAAACCAGATACATCTATTGGCTTCCAAATTATAGGACTATCTTCGTCAAATTCTCCAAATGATGTTGGTGCTAATTGTAATCCATCTATAAATACTGTTTCTGCTAAATACCCATCATAGTAGTCTTGTACACTACTAATTCTTCTTGCACCAATATCTAAATTTGAACCTTTGTTCCAATATATATCTGAATCTTCAGTAGGATAAGTTTCTGTCGACCATGATGTTATTTGTGAACCATTTACATATACCTTCATTCTATTTGCAGCAGTTCCTTGAGTTGTATCCCATGCAATAACCACATGATACCAAGCAGAAAAGTCTCTAAATAATTGATTAGTAATTAAATATACAGTTTGAGAACCACCTACAGCACCATAAATACGAAGTGTATCAGAAAAGTATAAAGCAATACGATTATTACTATCTTCTTGCCCACTAAAAACAGCTCTTGTAGCGGCAGTACTAGAGGCTTTCATCCAAACAGAAAATGTACCTATTTTATCACTAGTAGCTGTTGATTGTGTTTGTGTTAAAGTATCACTACTTGCACTATCAAACCTACATGAGTTGGCTACATCGTATCCTGTATCTGCTGCTGAATTTGCTCCACCTATAAGAAAAGCCATTAACTCTCCAATGTTGGTAGTTCGCCTAATGGTCTAGTAACTGATCCATCCTCTTGTTCTGTATAAGTGCACAAAGTCTCTATTGCTGGTGTATCTGCTGCGTTAGTAATTGCAGTTTCCATTTCAGCACACTTAGTTCGTACCGCTGCTCTATGTGTTGTAATAGCAGAAGGTATCGCCGTATTTGCATCTGCTTTTCTAATTATATACCAATCTGTATCTCGTAATATTCCAGCTGCTTGAGATTTTACTGTTCTAATTTTAATTGTTTTTAAACCTTCAACTCTAACAGTATTAGTATCAGCACCTTCTGGTGCTGTACCAACAAGTGAAGGATCATCAATTTGTGCTTGTGTCCATTTAATATCCGCATGAGCTTTAGCAGTTGCTGATCCATAAGATCCCACAACTTTATTATCTCCAACTGAAAAACTATTTATTCTAATACCCTTTGCATTTACGTCAGCATCAACTTCTGCTTGTGTATATTGAGCAACAGAATAAGATACGTTAGTATTAATATAATATTCCTCATCTTTTTTATTAGTGTTATCTTGAATAACCTCATAAATTCCAATTGCTTCTCTTTCGGATTTAGTCCATAAAGTGAATATTTGTTTTGGATATTGAATATCTCCAAGTGTAATTCCTTGATTACCACTAAAGTATTTTGTAATTGATCCGTCTTGTACTAATGCAAACATAATATTAAGCTCTCGTTAAGTTAAGGTTTCTTCCAACTTCTATCCAATGTGAATTGTGATATCTAAAGGTAAATAAATCACCTTTGCCTGCCGTTGTAGTGGCTGTAGGAGCAGTACCACCTGTAAACTCGAATGCAGCATTCCATGCAATTGTTCTTGAACCTGTTCCATCCTGTATACAAAGAATAGAAATATACTGCCCTGTTGTAGGATTTGAAGGTAAATCAAAAGTTACATTAGCTGTCAATGTCACTTGTGCAACTGGAGATGCTCTAACATCCCAATCTTGTGT